CCAGCGCCAACATTTTGGCTATATGGGGTTGTTGCCACCATACCAAGATTAGCAGGCTGCGCACCAAGTGAAGACTGAACCACACCCAGACGCTGGAGGCCAATGTTGCGAATGGCATCCATTTGTTGCTGGTCCAGAGCCTGACGCGCACCGCCAGCGGCCATAACCGCTTGAGCGCCACCAAGACGCAATGCTTGTTGTTGTGCAGCCAAATTGCCTAGCTGGCTTGCACCGCCCAAACGCAATTGAGCACCTTGCAAACCGGCTTGCTGATTGGCAATGTCGGCTGCTGATCTGCGCGCAATGTCAGCCTGCTGCGCGGCCATTGCCTGGTTGAATGCTTGCTCATTCAAAGATGTCCCAAGTGTGGCGGCCTGCTTGGCAAACCCTTGGTTAGTCAAAGCCTCTGCCACACCTTGGCGTGATCCACCAAATGCACGGGCAGCATTTGCACGCTCACCAGTTTGCTGAATAGCCGCTTGGCGTGCAGATTCCAAATCACCTAATGCATTCTTGCGCACCATCTCTGTATAGGGATTCATGTAAGAGCCAATAGTGCCTGGACCTTGTCCAAGACCAAGATTGGTCTGCTGCGCTGTAATTTGTGCAGGCTGATAGACACCGCCATAAGCCGCCATTTGGGCTGCTAAGTCAGTGCCAGTGATGCCTGGGCCAGCGAGGGCCGTGTTAACCAAAGCCTCCTCGCCTGCCTGGTACATGGGGTTGTACCCTGCAAACTGTTGGACCGGCAAAGCACCAGCGACCCCTTGGGCCTGCTGAAAGTTAGCCAAGAATGCTTCTTTGATCTGTGGATCAATGGAGCTTGTTGATGTAGTTGTTCCACCTTTTGACATATTGCCACCTTATCCGAGTAAAGATTTCATTTTCTTGGCAGGCACTTTGCCTTCATTGATCATGTCCAGAAGTCCACGGCCATACTTATTGACTGCTGACTTCTTGACCACATATTCGCCAAGATCAAGATTGACAGCGCCATCATCTGGACCAGGAGGATTCATGCCAAACATGAGACCGCCATGGACCATGCCGCCACCGGCCAATCCACCAGTGCTGCTTTGCTCCATCCCTGTTTGTGTTGCTGCTAGTCTGTCTGCTTCTTGGGTTGCAATTGTTTTTGCAACATTGGCAGCCTCAATTCGGTCATACAGCCCTGGGTCATATCCACCCATTGGGGTGTTAGTTGCGACATTTTGATAAGGGTTTGTGAATGGTCTCATTTGGCCCATGATCTGTGAGTATGGGGATGCACCACCAGCTGTCACAGCAGGGTTGTATTGAGCGCCAATGGGGATTGACTGGTAATTAGCAAATGAGCCACCAATGCCCATATTCGCACCAGGCGTGGCCGTTGGTGGCGTGTAAAACTTACCACCAGCATTGTTCTGAATCCATGCAAGGTCTGCATCTGTCAGGTTAAACATATTCTTTGCTTGCGCTGATGTCACCTGATTTTGTGTCAATAGGCTATTGAGCAAGGCAATGTCGCCAGCTTTATAGGCAGCCTCAAGTTTGGCATTTAAGCCTGTTTGAGTGGTGCTAGTTGTTTTCAGTGCAGCAGCTGCTTTGGCATCTGCAATGGCCTTGGCATCGGCAGCAGCTCTTGCATCCACAATGGCTTTGGCATCGGCAGCAGCCTTGGCATCAGCAACCGCTTTAGCATTTGTTGCAGCCAATGCATCAGCCGCAGCCTTTTGCTGGGTAGCAAGTGTGGCCGCAGCAGCAGTGGCAGCCGTTTGATCAGCTGTACTCAAAAGACCCTGTGATGTCGTTGCCGCCTGTCTGGCCGCAGCAATAGTAGCTGCTGACGCTGTCGTGTCTCTGGCTGTACGGGCTGCAAGCTCCGCATCAGCCGCAGCATCAGCAATCAATTCGGCATTTGTTTTTGGCAGTGCAGTGTTGTATATATCTTGGACACTCTGAGTTGTCACGCCAGTGGCACGCGCCACATCTTCTGTAGATATACCAAGCCGGTCCATCTCAGATCGCAGCATCGCATTGGTTGTAGTAGAGCCAGGCTGCTGGGCAGCAAGTACCGCATCAAAAATTCTTTTATCAAATTGCTCTTGGGTCATCCCATTATTGAGCGCGTAATTCAGTGCTGCTGAAATTGCCATATGTATCCCCTAAAGTTCCTTTGCCATTACAGACCATTGTGGGCTGTAACCTTCGTCTTTTAAAAATGTCTTTGTCCAGCCTCTTCGGCCTGCCAAAGTCACCCTGGTGCAGCCAACAGACTTGCCCCAGGATTCGATCAATGGTCTCATCCGTGAGAGTTCATCTAGGTCGCCACCAGCCAAGAAGTAATGCAAACACTTCAGTCGTGGGTAGACAATGATCTCTGTCAATACCACCGAGTCCTTGGCCGGCCACAGCTGTAATTGCTGTTTTTCGACCATCTCAGTGACATCGTCAAAATTATGTGTGCCTCCAGAGTATTCTAAAGCAGCCTCCACATGGTGGCGCAGCCTGTCCAAATGTTCTTTGTCACTCATCGCTTACCACTTGGGACTGCATCAAGCCTCATCACCCCAATTCGCCAGTCGGCCAATACCGCACCAGTCACCTTCACATTGACCTGACGCGCTGCAAACCTGACATCAGTCGGGTTGGCTGCCGTGTATGGTCCAAATGTGGATTGTGTGCCAGTCGGGTAATTGCGGGTTTTGAATGAAACCACCGCCTCACCCAGTGTCTGCTCATCTGGGACCACTTGCCTGATCGACATGATGTTGTCGCCATTGCCAAGCTGGACTGGGCCACTTTCAGCGTAAAGGCTGGCGCTGTCATAAGCAAACCCGACCTCATGCTCGTAAATGTAGCCGTCAGTCGAAACCGCCAAGGGATTGGTGAACACGCCAGCATCAGTGCCAGCAGTTCTGGCCAATGTGCCTATGTTCCAGTGGTTTTCTCTGTAGTTGAAAGTGCAATAGCTGTCATTCTCATTGCTGCCACTGCTGGGGTAATACCACCAGATTTCGCCAAACTTACTGTTATGGACCGCATAGACCTTGGATGCCTGATTGAAGTTGATATTGCCAAAGACATAGTCCGACACATCGCTTGGCAGTGGCTTGACATAGCCGTCATATATCCAAAAGCCAGACTTGCTCATCCAAATGGCAGCAGTATCAATGGCCGCCACAGACTGGGCTGAAATGAGACCACAGCCAGAGCCAGCCTTTTCAAAGCCATAAACAAATGGCGCGCCAACATACTGGGCCGTGTGGACATCCACATCTGTAAACAGTAGGTTTACACCCTTGACCCGCTTGCCAGCCAGAAGTGTGCCAGGCGTTGCAAGTTCATAGTCGCCTGCTTGGTTATCGGCTGCCGGTGTCCAAACTGTATTGTTCTCTTGGTCGCACCACTGCACTTTTCTTGGGTTTCCACCAGCGCCAAGGGCAAACATAATGCGCTCGGAGGTGACTAAAACAGCCTTGTTGCTCGTTGGTGCATTGGTGATTGCTGCCGCCAATGTAGGCGTTGTGAACCCCAATTGCCACTCATAGAGCTTGCCATCGGCATTGGAGCAAGCAATCAAATACTCGCCCCATGTGTCCATGGACCATGTTGTGGCTGGGGTGATCAAGCCAGTGTCTGGTCGTGCCGTGCCATAGGCCAGAGTGCCATAGGTGCTGTAGCCGTAGCCGGTCTTTGACAATGAGTCTGCAATGCCAGCTGTGAATCCAGTTGGTGTAATTTCTTTGAGTGTTCCACCCTCATTCATGGCATAGAGTTTTGTGTGCGTTCCAGCTGCGATCCATCGGTTGGCACTGTTATCGCGCCAAGTGATAAAGCCGCGGCACAGACCAGACATCTGGCCAGTTGCACGTTTTCTCCAGCCACCCATGGGCCGCAGAGTGTTCTCGTACCAGCGCACCAGATTTGCGTCATACCACCGGCCTGCTGCCTGGTACTCAGTGCCGTTTCTGTAAATGCCTGGTGGTAATTTGAGTGGTATGTACATGGCTATATTGTTGGTAAGTTGGACACAAAGCTCATTGTGACAATGGCTGATGGCACTGCTGGCCGTGTGGGGCTTGTTCCGGCAGCGTATTGCTCAATCGTGACCCCCACATCGGTTGTTCTCCACATTATCTCAACATAGTCAGTCGCATTTAAGCTCACAAAGTAATTCATGGCTGCAATGGTGTGATACGGGTCCCCAGCACCCTTTCTGGGTGCAAAGCCAAATCGGCTGTTTGAGTTGGCCACATTTGTGCCATTGACCCGAAACCAGACATCCACATCCTGAGAAGCATTTGTCGTGTTTGTAAACTGAATGGAAAACTGCAAGTTCCAGATTCCGGCATCGGCCACAGTGATCCGAGAGTTACTGGCTATTGTCACGCCATTGGAAAAGTCTGTCGTGTTGAATGTGACCGCATAGGCCGTGGTGGTGTTGGCAGCCGTTTGGTCGGTTGAGTCTTGAAATGCCCCATGGGGATTATTCATAAACTTGCCACCCTTGGGTCCAAACAGAGACCCCAGCACTGTAGTCAGTTTTCTGAAGTAATTATTCAGAGCGCCATAGTTTTCATTCAAGTGCCTGCGCTCATACGCCTCTGGCGGGAAACCCAGACTCGGTATAGATGGGGACTCTAATTGTTGCTTGACATTGGCCATGGCTTGATTTTGCCCTAAACAGCCCCCAATGGATAAGACTTTTCATTGACACAAAATCGGACTACGATAATTTTGCAGCAATCGGCTGCTTTAACTGGGGAATGTCATGAAATTTGAAATGGAATTCGGCTGGATTCAGCCAGAAAGCATTGTGATTACCACTAACGATTTCGAGAAAATTGAGATTATCAAAACTTTTATAGAATTTCAAGATTTGCACGGCTGGGCAGTGGACTATGTTGCCGTTGAGCCTGATGATGAAGACTTTGAAGATGAAGACACCGAGGAAGAGGAAGTCCCACCTTTCGCTTTAGATTCCAAAGAAGAACTTTAACCTATGGGTTGCAAATGGGGCTTACTTGGCCATCAAGTACAGCCCCACATTTGAGAAAGCATAGCCGGCATAGACCACTGCCATAGATGGATTGCCTCTGTAGAGTTGTTCGGCAGCAATGTAGGCATAGATTGCGCCAGTCAGAATAATTAGCCAGGCGCTCAAAATGCACCTACATCGATGACCTCACCCCTAAACTGGACCATGTCTTCGTCAAATTTATGGACCAGCTCTGGCCATAAAAGTGTCCCATTAAAGAAGTTCAGCACCGCAAAACCTGATCTGTGGTTGTTTGGATTTATCTCAGCATAAGTAAATTGCGGTCCGTCAGTCTCGGCCAGTGTCCCTGTATCTACCCCGTATCTACACCCGTTATAGTCACTGAATGGCGTGACTTTTAATGAATGCAAATGACCGGTTATTATGCTGACACCAGCGTTGACAGTGTTGTTGTGGGTGGCATGAATTCCCCCCTTGTACCGGTGTTTGATGATGCACTGCTCAGTGGGCCACACTGCCCAGCAGAAGTCCCAGTCTGGGATGTGGTCTGTGAGCTTAAAGCCTTTAACCTCTTTGAATTGTGGCGCGTGCTGGGCCAGTCGGTTGCCAAACCGAATGTCATGGTTGCCCCATGTAAACAGGAGCTTTACATTGTGCCTGGCTGCTTTAGCGGTTTCCTCAATCTCACCCAACGCACCTTGCGTAGCTTTGAGTTCTTGGATGACAGAAGTTTGTGGTTGGTCAGTTACATCGTGGCGGCTTATGGTAGACCCATCAAACGCATCCCCGTTACAGATTATCGCTTTGGGCTTGAACTCTTGTATAGCCCATAAAAGCCCTTTAAACGCTGTTGTTCGTTGACCAGGTATAAAGTGCGCGTCAGAGAAAACAATCACAGTGCCGTCTAGCATTCCAAGCTCGACTTGCTTTAGTGGACTAAATGACTTGGGTTTGTTTTTGTCGTATTTAACACCGCGATGGTCACTTGCATGAAGTGCCATGTTGTAAGTTTTTTCAATCCATCTTCTACGCAAATGAACTGCCCTATTTGCAATGCCAAGATGATCAGCTATTTTTTGAGCAGATTGAAGTTGACCCCATAGTTGAATAAACTCGGTATCAGTACACGTTTCGTTAGAACTGCCCATTGGAATCCTTAGAGAGTAATTTTTCTAGCAAATTGACCACCCTATGCTCTTGAGCTTCAATCTCATCCTGAGATGATTTAGGGTCTTGGGCCACAGTCATGAGGTCATGCAAAAAGACATGAAGCAATTCATGCAGGGCCGTCTGGTCTAAAGATTCTGGGGTGATCTTTTCAGCACCAAAGTCACCCAAACGATATGTGGCCAGTCTGGCCCCTTCATTGAATTCCACAGAAGCCATGGCATTCTTTGCAGGCTTCAAACCCTTCTCGATACGCCAGTCGCCAAGATTGAGCAGCTGCTGCCATTTCCGCACACTTTGTGCAAAAAGCGCGGAGTCTTCTGGTGTGGGAATGTTTGACATATCAACACCTTATATGACTTTTATGTCAATTTAATTTAAGAGCAAGCACTCAGCTTTTCTGCGCTTCAATAAACCAGGCAAAACTTTGCC